ATACGAAGTATCTACGAACCTAATGGTAGTAGTGCTATGGGAACGCAAATACAAAATGCGCGCCAGCGATCTAGCAAACGGCGTAGCAATGGAACACCTAGCGTACATGGCATACGAAGCCTCAAAAATGGCTAATATTGTGGTACCGGTTTCATTCGACCAATTTATTAAAGAGTGCGCCGCGCTGGAAGTTGTAGATAGTGAAAACCCAAACCCTACAGAGTCGGCAGCTACCGCCGACAACTAGCCGAACTACTGGTAGCGGTTCACTTTTGGCCACCGTCGATAGATTTCGACGCAGCCGATCTAGCAACCGTAGTAGATGTTCTAAACACACAAGCTCGAGAACGAGAGCGAGCTAATGCCCGTCGCCGCTAGCGCTCAAGTATTCGGAATACAACAGACATTGGCCGAACTAAACAAATTCGACCCTAAATTTAGACGCCAAATCACGACAGATATTCAAGCTGGCGCAGGCCGTATGGTCGTACAGTCGGCGCGGTCAATGATCCCAACCGATTACCCACTATCGGGTATGGCTCGAGGCTCAATGATTAAAGGCCGTAACGAAACTATCTACAGGATTAAAAACGTTACAGCCGGTGTAAAAACCGTTGTAGGTAAACGCGCCAGCCGTGAACGTACCGTGACTTTTAACAAGCCGCTAATACTTGACGGCCGACGCATAAACAACGCTTACACACAAACCATAGATTTTAAGGCCCGCCCCTACGCGCTGCTAGTCGCTCAACAGACAGACGCCGCCGCCGCCCTATGGGATCACGCCGGTATCCGTGAAGGCTCGCAATTTGTTACCAACCTAATAACCGAAGGCGAAGGCCCTAACGCTCGAGCGTCCCGGTCACTTACCCCGGGCGTTGTAGCCGTTATGCCAGCAGTACAAAGCGAACTATCCAAAATAATTGACCGGGTATCTGTCAAAATGAACAAAGCCCTACAGATTGAATACAAATAATGGCACTATCTATACCCATTCTCTCGAGCCTAGACACTAAGGGTTTCGATAAGGCCGCCCGCGAATTTAAGGCGCTTGACACCAATTCGGCGAAGGCGGGCTATGCCTTAAAAAAAGCGTTCTTACCAGCTGCCGCCGCGCTAGGTGCGCTAGGCGTTGCCGCTTTTGGTGCGGCTAAATTAGCCAGCGACTTTAACGAGGAAGCAAGCAAAAGCGAAGTAATTTTTGGCAACGCGTCTACCGCCATTATGGAATTTTCCAAAACGGCCGCAACGTCGTTAGGGCAATCTCAAACCGAAGCCCTAAAAGCCGCCGGAACATTTGGCGTACTAGGCACCGCAGCTGGCCTAACCGGCACCGATCTAGGAGACATGGCCGTAAAGTTCACGACCCTAGCCACCGATCTAGCATCATTTAACAACACAAGCCCCGAAGATGCCGTACTCGCTTTAGGCGCAGGCTTACGAGGCGAGGCAGAGCCGCTACGCCGTTTTGGTATTTTGCTCGACGACGCGTCACTACGCGCAAAGGCTTTAGAGCTAGGGCTAGTCAAAACGACCAAAGACGCATTAACACCACAAAATAAAAGCCTTGCCGCGCAAGCGCTTATTCTCGAGCAGACAAACTTACAGCAGGGCGACTTTGCCCGAACAGCAGACGGCGCAGCTAACAAGCAACGCATTTTAACCGCCCAAATAAAAGACGCTAAAACCAACATAGGTAAAGGGTTTTTACCCGTTATGGCTATTGCCGTTGGTTTGCTATCCAAGTTTGCAGAATTTGCCAGCAACAACGCCCCACTAATCGTAACTATGGGCGTCGTTATCGGCGGCCTAGCTGCCGCTATTGTTTTAGTTAATGGCGTTATGGCTGGTTTTAGCGCTATTGCAGCAATCACCACAGCAGCCAACATTGCATTAGCCACGTCATTTACAGCCGTACAAGTAGCTACGGTTATTGGTATTGGTACAGCTATTGCCGGGGCCGCAACCCTAGCCATATTGGCCAAGAAAATTAGCGGAAGCGTAAAAGCAAACAAAGAAAACACGAGCGCCACAAAGACAGCCACAGCAACTCAACTCGAGTACGAAAAGATGCTTAAAGGCTTAGGCATAACGACGGACGACGGCACAACTAAAACAAATAAAAACACCGAAGCAACTAAAAAGGCTGACGCCGCTAAAAAGAAACTAGCCGAGGCAGCAAAGAAACTAGCCGCCGAACTTGTGGTACTTAAAGACGCTTTACGCGATCAAATGGCTAAAGCGCTCGAAACTGCTAACGGCGTATTAGACGAAGCAATAAAGAAATTCGACGATTACGCTAAATCGGTTTCCGACTCTGTTAAATCGTCTTTCAATTTTGGCAACGCCCAACAGACGGCGGCCGACAACTCTAAAGCCTTAGCCGACGCCGTAGAAAATGTAAGCGACGCACAAGCTGGCGTAGCAAAAGCCACCGCAAACGTGGCAAAAGCACAAGCCGCCTACGTTAAAGCCGCCAAAGGCGACGACCCCGAAAGAACAGCAGCCGCCTACGACGATCTAGCCGCCGCACGAAGCGACCTAAACGAAGCCACCAACAAGCTCACCGCGTCAGAGCAAAAGCTAGTAACGGCTCAAGCCACACCGAAAACCTTTTTAGACAACCTAAAGGCACAAGCCCAAAAGGTTAAAGACTTTGGCGTACTCATTAACCGCTTATTGGCTGCTGGCCTTTCCGAGTCAGCCCTACAGCAAGTATTAGCAGCTGGCGTAGACGGCGGCACACTTATAGCCGAAGAACTATTAGGCAGCGCCGGGGCAATTCTTGAGGCCAATACGCTAACCGCAGACGTACAAAGCATCGCCGACACCGTAGGCGCAAACAGCGCAAAACAGTTTTACCAAGCGGGCGTAACCGCAGGTACAAACTTAGTAGCGGGTATTCAAGCGGTCGTAGACACCTACACAATTAGCCTCGGTACTGCCAACACCGCTGGCGCTGTAGCAGGGCTTACAAGCGGTTTTACGGGCGCTGTAAGCGGCGTAACGGCTGGCGGTGGCACAAGCACCGCGCCTATGTCTTTCGACTTTCAAGCTATTAGCGATTGGCTAGTACAAAACCCGTTAGCTCTAGGCGCTATAGATTTTTCGGGTATTGCCACCCTTGCTAGCGGCGGCATCGTAACCGGCCCAACCCTTGCGATGATCGGCGAAGGCGGCGGCCCCGAAGCCGTCATACCTTTAGACCGTCTAGGCAGCATGGGCGGTGGGGATATAAATATCACCGTACAAGCTGGCGTAGTTTCATCACCCGACCAAATCGGGCAACAGCTCATCGAGCTAATCCAAAAGGCCCAACGGCGTAGCGGCACCGTGTTTGCGCCGGCATGACAACGCCAGTAACTACCGTTAGCGTCGGGTTTCCAACTACGGCAGGTTTCGGCAACGCCCTACAGCTAGACGGCCTTAACGTCGCCCGCAACCAATTAGACACCGGCACACTAGGCGGCACAGCGTTTGCCGACCTTACCTACCTTGTCGAGTCGGTAACCATTACACGCGGCCGTAACCGCCAACTAGACCAATTTAACGCCGGCACCGCAACCGTCGTATTCGACAACTCAAGCCGCGTATTAGATCCGCTAAACCAAAGCAGCCCCTATTGGCAAGGTGCGCCGTACAACGCCACCGGCGTACTACCGCGAACACCCATAGTAATTAGCAGTAACGGAATACCCATTTACACCGGGCTAGTTACCGATTGGAATTTGGCCTACGACACACAACCGAACGGCGACCGCATGTACGCCCAATGTTCCGACGTTTTTACGGTGCTAGCCAACCAAGCGTTAAACGAAGAAACACCCGCCCGCGAGTTATCTAGCAGCCGCGTAAATACGGTGCTTAACTACCCCGAGATTAACTATCAAGGCGCTCGAGCTATTGGCACCGGGAACAGCTATTTAGGGGACTACCTAATTGAGCAAGATACCGAAGTGCTTAACTATCTACAGCAAGTCACTACAAGCGAACAAGGCTACCTATACGTTTCGGCCGCTGGCGTTCTTACATTTAAGGGTCGTAGCGCCGTATTAAACCCGGTATCCGGTGCCACGTTTAACACCATCGGCACCGGCATACCAATGCAAAGTATCGAAAACCAATTCGGCGACGAGCTGCTATACAACTACATCATTACCCAAAGCCCCGCCGGAGCGGCACAAACGACAAGTAACGCAACGTCAATAGCGGCATTTCAAACACAGCAATACGCCGTAACAAATCTTCTAAACGACACGACAACCGAAGTAGCCGCGCTAGGTAATTACCTACTCGGAAAATACCAAAACCCCGTATTACGTTTTACAGGCATTTCAACTGAGCTAGCGGCGCTCACCGAAGCCAACCAAAACATATGCCTAGCGCTTGACCTAACTGGCATCGCCACCGTTGTTATGGCTTACACGACAGGCACACCCGCTACAGTTTCGCAAACCCTTATCGTTTCGGGCGTTTCCCACAACATCACCCCACAAAGCCACATAATCTCATATAATTTTGAAAGTACCGACGGAAATCAGTACATGACATTAAACGACGCAATATTTGGAATTTTAGACGCAAATTTACTTAGTTTCTAAAGGAGACTTACAACATGGCAATTACACCTAACACCGATTTTGTGTCTGGCGCTATTCTCACAGCTCAACAGCAAAATAATTTTCCTCGTGGAATTATGCAATATGTACAATCAACGTCTAGCACCGGAACAATAAGCGCAGAAACTCTTACTTTAACTTTGCCTTCGTTTACTGCTGTTGCAAATCGTTATTATCGTATTACCTATTATGAGCCGCTTTTAACTTACGTCTCGGGGACTGTAAACCGTACTGAAATGAATATACGCCTTACTAATATTTCAGGCGCTATACAAGGTGCGGCCGGACAAAATATTACGACCAATCGTTCGGAAGGAATTGTTAGCACAGTTAAAACCTTTTCGGCTGGCCCTGTTGTTTTAGTAGGAACTTTGCAAGTTGCCTCGGGTGGTGGCGGAGCACAAGCCGCCCGGGACGCTACTTTTACTGCTTATATGTTGGTAGAAGATCTAGGCCCTGCATAATGCGAAAAAGCCTAGTTTTATTGGTCTTTTGTGCATCGCTAACAGCATGTAGCGATCGTGTACGCGTTAATTGCGAGCGCGTAAAAAACAAAGCACTAACAGCAGTAACCGAAACAACAGTACAAATAGGCGGTGGCCGTTGTGGCTAAAGTAAAATACACAAACGAAGAAATAAAAGCGCGGCTAGTTTTCATGGTTGGCGTAGGCTTAACGTGTTCGTTTCTTTTTAGCGTTATAGCAATTTTGTACGGCTTGCTATTCGTCGTGCAGCCAATGGAACAGGCACCCAATGACTCGGCCGGGTGGTCGGTGCTTTCTAGTATGTTGCTCACACTTTCCGGCGGCCTTATTGGCTTGCTAGCTGGCAACGGCCTCAAAGACAAACAGCCACCGCAACCATGACCGAGCCCAAGGTTTACCCATATAAAAAAATGTTGCTACCTGCCGAAATCGCCAAAGTAGGCAACGGCAATTTAACGCCAGCCATGCTAAAAAAAGTTAAAACAGGCGGCCAAATGTGGACAGGCGCAGCCGCAGCATTTAACAAGCTCTACGCCGACGCGCTTATAGCTGGCTTCAAGTTACGCAACGTGGGCGACTACCGCCCGTTTAGTGGGCAACTAGCAATGTTTAATGATCGTTACAGCCTCAAAGATTTAGGACGCAAGCCGCAAGTAACACGCAAATACGAGGCTAAAACGTGGTACCTAAAACCCGGTAAATCACCTAGCGGCGTACCCGGCACGTCTAACCACGGTTTCGGTTTAGCTATCGATCTCGCTTACGACAAAGACGGCGCGCTAGTTCCTATGGGCGGTAAGTGTTTTGACTGGCTATGTAAAAACGCCCCTACCTACGGTTTCTACTTACAAGGATCAGACCCGAAATCGCCCGAGTTTGAGGCGTGGCATTGGCAGTACGTTTGCGGCGATAAACCCCCGGCAGTAATGACAAAACCGTAACCCGTAAGGGTTTTAGGGCATTGCCCCCACATCGGTAGCCCTATTCGCTAGGGTTTTTAACACCCGACGAAAGGCTAACACCATGCCCAAAATACTTTTACTACCACTACTGCTATGTACGTTCGCGGTGCCAGCTCAAGCAACCGCCGCACCGGTCAAAGACTGCCCGCAATACCACAAGCAACTAAAAGCCCACGGCCTACCGCCTAAAATCTTTGGCCCGATTATGTGGCGCGAGTCGCGATGCAACCCCGCTAGCCGTTCCGTCGTCCGTCGTAACGGCACCCGAGATCTAGGGGCGCTACAGGTTAATAGCAGCTGGAAAACGGTCACAATGGACACATGCGCGGTAACTCGAGCAGAATACGCTAAAGCCCTATTAAAACTTGGTTGCAATCTTAAAGTAGCGGCCGTGTTATACAACGGCGGTAAAGGCTTAGGCAACTGGCGCGCAACGTCCGGTAAATAATTTCCCTAAAGACTTGCGTAAGTGGTTACAAGTGGTTATAGTTCTTGTATGAACACAAACCCGACCACACAAAATCAGACCTACGCAATTTATGTCTACATGGCTAAGCCTGCCACATACGACGAATACGACGGTTTCGGCGACTACAAAAACTACGGCACACGCCGCGTTTGCGAAGTAGGCGCAGCCAGCGAAGAACACGCCCTAAAGGTTGCGGGGTTTTCAGACAATCACGACCAAATATTTTGGGCAAAGCTGGTCGACTAATGCCGGGCAAACCAATTACCCAACCATGCGGCACACGATCAGCGTACGCACGACATTTACGCCACAATGAAACGCCATGCCGAAAGTGCAAAGACGCTAATAATCATTGGCACAAAACCCACAGACAACATAAACACACCCATACCGCATAATGCGCTATGGTAACCACACCCAACCCGACGAAAGGTAACCCGACCAATGAACAACCATAAACCCGGCTGGCAAATTGCTAGCCAATACAAACCGCTAACACTCTTAGCCCGTGACCTACGCAAGCACGCACAAACCCACGCTTTCGACGACGGCCAGCTAGTAGCCGACCTTTTAGCAGCTGCTAATAATCTCGACGTGTTCGCTATGGATCTCGAGCGCCGCATAAACGAGGCGGGACTATGAGCGCCCAACTGTCACTATTTGACCGGATAGTAATTGACACGCCACCTAGCGAAGCCGCAACAGCCGACGCAATGCGTACAGCCATAGAGCGCTACAGAGCCGAACGACCACCGTTAGAGCGCAACCACACAGTACCGGGCAAAAACCCCGTAAGCCATGACGCAGCGCGTAGAGCTTTCGGGCGTTCTGGCAATGCGCGCGAACGTATCTACAACGTTATAAAAGCACACCCGGACGGCTTGACCGTTCACGAACTACGCCAACTAATAACGATGCATTTCCATACCGTCGCAGCGCGCGTAAGTGATCTAAACCTAGAAGGTTGGTTAGTAGACAGCGGGCAACGCCGCCCCACAGACACGGGCGCTATGGCTACCGTATGGGTAATCGCAGAATGAATAACTGGCAGTTTTTTTGGGCCGTGTTCTTCGGCTGGACAATGCACAGCGCGTGGGCAGCCATGCGACGTATGCAACGCGAAATAGAACGCGAAGAACTACGACGCAACAAAGATAGGCAGTGGCGATGAGCGACAGCTACGACGGCGTACCCCGTAAAATTGAATGGGCAAAAGACTCACCGGGCATCGACAACCCCTATAAAGAGCAACTACTAGTAATGACCGCCGACCGTGACGCATGGCGCGAATACGCCAGCGAACTAGGTTTCTACCGATCATGGGCCGACACATTGGCTCGAGCATTAAACGACGGCGACGCCGTAAAAGCCTACGAACTAGCCAAAGACTACAAAGGCAAACGGCATTACGATGAGCTTTGACCTATCCGAATATGTAGACGTTAAACACCGCCTAAACCTTGCGCTACACAAACACCCCGATTTACGCATAGTCGAGGACGCCCCCGAACTAATCACAATTGGCGAACGCATCTACATTCAATGCGCCGTAACTGTCTTTCGGTCGGCCGATGATCTACTACCCGGGCGCGCGTACTGTTGGGAAGTATGGCCCGGACGTACACCCTTCACTAAAGAGTCGGAACAGCAAAACGGCGCTACCTCAGCCCTTGGGCGTTGTCTTGGGTACATGGGTTTTGGTATTGACACCGGCATAGCGTCGGCTAACGAAGTGCGCACAGCACAAGCCAATAACCACCCGTCTACAGACCCTATGAAGCCGGGCGAATACCGACCGCGTTACCCTAAGAACGACGAACCTACAGAACGTGCAGCGGTCGGCTCAAGAGCTACAGCAGCGCCAGCCTCGCCACACTTCCCGCATGCCACTAGCGACAAGCCACGAGGCCTAGCAACAGACGCACAACTACGCCTATTAAACACAATGCTAAAAGAGCGCGGCCTACCCATGCCCGACGCCGGCATAACCTTTACAGAAGCCAGCGACGAAATAGGACGCTTAAAGCTGATACCAAAGGCTAAATAATGCAGCTGCTCGCATGGTACGCGCTGCTAATCTCAATCGGTATCGCATGCCTACAAGGCATACGCAAAGACTAAAAGAGTTGGTACCCGGTGTGTCTCGCCGGGCTAAGTTAGGGAATTGAGAAGCCTAGCCAACATGATTTACAACCTATGAACGCATGACCTACACCGGTTGCATGGTGGCGGGTAACACACGGCAAGCGTGGGTAGACAAGCGCGCCCCATTTCATAGCTAAACAGCACGACCGCATGGCGTGGGTGTAAGACGCTTGAGCAGAGTAACTATGGCGTCGTGAACCGCGACAATAAAGAAAAGGTCGGGAGTGTGGCTAGGTGGCACCCACACGGGCAGGTATACCCGTACTAGGCTCGCTCATAAACTAAACAACCCGATAGGCCCCAATGACTACCCGACACGTTAAACAAACCCAACAACACCTACACGCGCACAGCTCGAGAGCAACCGCAGCGAAGCAAGGGCGGTAGCAATGCCACGCCAACACACAACGCAAGACAAAGAGTATGCAGCAGCGCGCAGAGAACTACTAGCAGATAACCCCCTATGCCATTGGAACTGTGGACGCATGGCCACCGAGGCCGATCATGTCGTGCCGTACGTATTGGGTGGTTCAAATCAAATCGACAACTTGGTACCTAGCTGTAAACCATGTAACGCGTCTCGTGGTGCAACTCTCGGTAATCAGTTGCGCAAAGGCCGACACGAAGCAATAGCAGCAGCACAAGAACAACCACAAAGAGCGGTCAAGCGCAAGCGCACAAGCGACGAAAGTTATGTAACTAATAATAATAGCCCCGCAAACCCAAGCCCTGTAACAAGTTTTTTTACGCCCGAAAACCTTCCTGCC